AGCGCATCGTAATCGACTGGATCGTGATCTTCGATGGTGAATGTTTGCTGTTCTTTGTTCATGAGATTCTCCTCTCGTCAAGTTATCCACAACGCATACACGATTGTTGCGTCATGGCCCCCACGACCCCACAGGCTCGCAGAAGTCAAGCCCCTTGCCCCAAAGGGGTGAATATTGTTTGGCTGGGATAGATCTCGATGACGCAGAACTACGAGCCGCACCACTGTACGGCGACACCTTACAAATAGAAATGAAAGGGCCAAAGAATATTCAGGGCTTTACTTACCGAGACTGATGGGCGTCATCATCTAATGATACGCTAACAAATCGTGTGTGTGTGGTCTCTCCTCAAGGTGCTTTGCAAGAACGCAGGCTCGTCCTGCATGCGCGGCCTAGCGCATATTGCGGACTGCGCCGTCTCTTCTCGGGAGACATTAGGGCGCAGAACTCCAGTTACGCACAATATCAATGACATACAAAAAGTGACTTGACAGGGTTTGAGCAGGCGTGTGTATAATCCTTCCGTAAGGTGATGGGTCAGGAAAATGGCTAAGGCAGACACAAGCAAACAAGAGCGATACAAAGGTGGATTGGTCCCGATGGAAGACATCGAGAAACATGCGCCAACGGTAAGAGCAAGCAATGAGAAAATCACTGATGCACAGGCTGATCTGGTGCATATGATCTTGCATGATGGTTGCAACCCGACAAGTGCAGCAGAGAGGTTGGGCAGGAACAAGGCTTGGGCGTATAATACGCTGAATAAACAGCATGTTATCGATTACAGACAACAGTTGGCTATGATGACTTTGGGATGGGACGCTACACAAGCAATGGCAACGATGCGTGAACTGCTTGGTAGTAAGTCCCAATACGTTAGGCTTGAAGCCGCTAGGGATTTGATGGATCGTGCTGGATTTCGTAACGATGCGCCTAGAGCTCCGTCAACGGCGGTACAGATTAACTTCAACGTGGACTAGATGGGGCCCCATGAGTGAATTGCTCTCTGACAGACACGCACTTAAAAAACAGGGCAAGGACCAAAGAAAGGTCAACCACACACGCAATAGACTCATTCAGAGCATTTGCTAAAAATATTTTTTTTGTCTAGGAGGCGATTATGGGTAAGAGCAGTAGTGGTCCGTCTGGTGGCGGTGATAGGAATCGAGGAGTAGAAAGAGGCAGAACTAAACAGCCTGCTGTTGGGGTTAGAAAGGTAACGCCAACGAAAGTAGTTCCTCCAGTAGCGGCAGAACCAAAGCAACCAGCCCCCAAACCGGAACCAAAGCCAACGCCAGTATCGACTGCAAAGGTCGCATTTGGTGCTGAGGTCATAGATACTCCTGCCGCACAAGCCCAGTTGTCTGCTAGACAGAAGGTGATAACGGAAAGCCCACTTGCGAAGATTCCTACCATTGGCGGTGTAGCCGCTAAGATTATGGGTGAATCTAACCTTGCAAGACAGAAAAGGGCTCTTGAGGCAGGCGGTGCGGCTGTTGCAGAAGCTGGCACATCATTTGCTCCACAAGGTCAGCGTTATACGGAAGCCCCGGGGATGAGATCAAGTGCAGAGTTAGCAAGCCAAAGATTTGCTGTTGGCACTCAGGGAGGCGAAGCTAGACAAGGGCCGTCTGGAAGCATTGGTCAAATTAGTGCAACGAAGCCTCCTGCTGGTTCTGGCATGGGTTATGTTGGCGATGTTGCTGGCGTTGTTAAGACGACAGACGTTATGGGTGTTCCTGTAACAACATTTACTGGAAAGTCTGGATACACACCGACAGGTGCAAAGATTGATAAGACGATTGGTGGTGTTGAAGAGACTGTAGTTGCGCCAAAGCCCACTTCTGTCACCCAAACATCTACATTGAGTGATGCGGCGAAAAAGAAAAGAATTGCCGCTTTGGGTGCGGGGTCTGGTTCTGCTCGACAGAGAGTTTTCTTTGGTGGGGGCCAGTGAAGTTAGATTACAAACCGCCGGGGCCAGTAGCCAAGGCGTTTATGAAAGATCGCTCTTTTGTTAGAGGAATCCGTGGGCCTGTTGGTTCTGGCAAGTCTGTTGCTAGTTGTATGGAGCTTATGCGTATTGCTGTTAATCAACAGCCTAACGCTAATAATGTGCGCCGAACACGGTTTGCGGTTATAAGAAACACAAATCCTCAGTTAAAAACCACGACAATCAAGACATGGCGTGACTGGTTTTCGGATGATATAGGCAAATTCGTCTGGTCGCCGCCATATACGCATCATGTCAGCTTTGCGCTTGGTGACGGCACCACTGTAGAGTCAGAAGTCATCTTTTTGGCTTTGGACAAGCAAGAGGACGTAAAGAAGTTGCTCAGTCTTGAGCTTACGGCGGTGTGGATTAACGAAGCCAGAGAGATACCAAAGTCGATTGTTGATGCTTGCACGATGCGTGTTGGTCGTTTTCCTTCAATGAGAGACGGTGGGCCTTCTTGGTTTGGCGTGATTATGGATACGAACAGCCCTGACGAGACGCATTGGTGGGCAATTATGTCTGGAGAGGCCCCAGCACCCGAATATATGTCAAATGAAGAGAAAATGTTGCTTGTAAAGCCGGATGATTGGACGTTTTTCTCTCAGCCGGGGGCCATGAAAGAGGTAAAAGACAAAGACGGCAACATAACTGGCTATGAAAAAAACCCAAAAGCAGAGAATCAGGGCAATATTCAGCAAGATTACTACGATAAGATCATTTTGGGTAAAGCGCCTAGCTGGGTTAAGGTGTATGTGCTTAACGAATACCAAGCTTTGCTTGACGGAAAGCCTGTTTATCCATCTTTTAGGAAGGAGACGCACGTTGCGAAGTCACCCATCGAACCCAAGGTCGGTACAGAAGTTATCGTTGGCATTGACTTTGGCAGGACGCCATCGGCTATCTTCACCCAGCAGTTGCACTCAGGAAAGTGGACAGTCTTCCACGAGGTTATCGGGCAGGATATGGGAGCCGGAAGATTTGCAGAAGTCCTCAAACGTGAAATCTCAAAGAACAATTGGGATGGACTAGAGTTTAAGTTTGTTGGAGATCCAGCCGGAAACCAAATGGCGCAGACAAGTGAGCAAACGCCGTTTATGATTCTAAGGGCGGCTGGCATAAATGCTCATCCAGCACCAAGCAACGACAGGGTTATGCGTGTAGAAGCTGTGGAAGGGGTAATTAACAGGATGGTTGACGGCTATCCGTCACTTACTGTTAGCCCGACTTGCACTGTGCTAATTGGTGGATTTGAAGGCGGCTATCAATATAAGCGGCAGTACCATATGGGCAAGGAAAGCTATGAGGAAGTCCCAAGCAAGAATAGGTTCTCTCATCCTCACGATGCTTTGCAGTATGCGTTTTTAGGGGGCGGTGAGGGTCGTAGAGTGATTAGCGGTGTAGGTAGTCGTCCTACCCCCGCCACTGTAGAGAGAGTAGGAAACCCTTTCCAGCGTCAGAAGGCAAGGAATAGACGGTCAAGGTATGCAAGAGCGTTATGAAGCTAATAATATGCTTTGAAGACACAGGGAATGTGGGACCATGGAAACTGTTCACATCTCACAGAAAAGGCTTTGGTCATGTTTTCGTTATTAGCTACGATGTGGATAATGACATTTGGTTTAAGTTTGAGTGCGCTAGTCAGCGTTTCGTGGTTGATACATACAAAGGTGAGGATGCTGATTATCTTGTTGGGTATTTGATTGAAAACTGCATATGCTTAGACTGTGAGGTTCAAAGCACTATGACCTATATTCCAAGATGGACATATTGTGTCAGCATTGCTAAGCATTTTGCGGGTATCAGAAGCCCTTGGATATTAACGCCATATCAGCTTTATTGTGAATTGATTAAAAATGGTGCCAAGCGCATTTTTGAGCGTGAATAGGAGATTATTATGGGCTTTATGTCACCTAGTACGCCGGGGCCAGACCCAGCTTTAGAAAAAGCAAGACTTGAAGAAGAATCTCGTCTTGAAGCTGAGAAAAAGGCAGAGGCAAGAAGGAAAGCAGAATCAGAAAGAAAGCGTAGAGCCAATCTTGTTGGTCAGCGCAGTCTTCAGGAAGAAGATATTGTGGGATTCCAAGGTTTCCGCACAAGCAAAAGCATGGGTAAATCCATAAGGAGTTAGCATGAGAACGGTGCAAAATGGAGACGGAAACCCAATACCGCCTTCAGACGGAAAAGATTCGGGCGAGTTAAAGCGCATTATGCAAAGGTACAAAAAGGCCAAAGGTCGCTGGTCTTCTTGGACTGACTTGTGGGAAGAGATGTATGATTACGTTCTCCCGCACAGAGAAAGCTTTTTCCAAGAATCTGCCGCCGCAAGACGCACTGAGAACATATATGACGAAACTGCTGTTGTTGGATTGCCCAAGTTTGCATCACGGCTCCAGCTTGGGTTCTTTCCTCCTAATGGGAGGGCATTTAAGCTTGCTCCGGGGCCGGAGTTCCCAAAACAAGCAATAACAAAGGGGCTCTTGCAGGAGCTTGATCGTATTACCGATCTTTTTCACGAAGGTTTGAGAAACTCAAACTTTAATGCTGAGCTTCACGAAGGTCTTCAAGACCTTGGCCTTGGCACAATGAATCTGTTGTGTGAGGAGGGGCGTTTCCTTGGTGATCTGCACTTTACCGCTGTTCCTCCTACCAACTTGGCTTTGTTGTCAGGCTCTATGGACAGAGTTAGCGACTGGTTCCGCTGGAATAATGAAATGGAGCTTACTGAAGTAAAGCACCGTTATCCTGACGCTCAATTTACTGATAAGATGCTTCAGATCCAAAAGCGTGATCCGAATCGTAAGACGAAAATCATTGAAGCCACAATGTATGACGAGAAGGACAGGTTTAAGGACGAGTACACATATTATCTTGTGTCTGAAACCGATAACGCCATTCTCATCAAGAAGACGTTGAAAGGTCGCGGGTCGGTTCCTTGGATTACGACACGCTGGTCAAAGTCAGGCTTTGAAGTTTGGGGTCGTGGCCCTGTTTTGCAAGCAATGCCAGCTATCAAGACTTTGAACCTCACAGTTCAGTTGATACTCGAAAATGCTGAGATGGCTATCGCTGGCTCATATGTGTATGACGATGATGGGGTGTTTAATCCTGACAATATCACAATTCAGCCCGGAACCTTTATCCCAAGAAGCCCCGGATCTAGCATTGATACATTGCAGTCTCCGTCAAGGTTTGATGTCGGACAGCTTATCCTAGATGACATGCGCCGCAATGTTAGAAAAGCGTTGTTTATTGACGAGCTTGATACAAGGCCAAATGCAAGAACGCCTTTATCAGCTACTGAGGTATCTGAGCGTCTGGCAGATGTGTCAAGAGACATGGGTGCTGTTGCTGGTCGTATGCAAAAAGAGTTCTTACAGCCTCTTGTTGAGCGTATTGCGAAGATCTACAGCGACCAAGGGCTTATCGACATACCAAAAGTAGATGGTCGTGAGCTTAGAATTGTTCCTGTGTCCCCCCTTCTGAGGGCTCAAGATCAACAAGACGTATCTGACTTTGTAAGGTTCCAGCAGACAATAGCGGCTACATTCGGTCCTGAGATTACGCCAGTTCTGTATAATCAGGAGAATGTGGTTAAGTACCTTGCCCAAAAGTTTGGTATTATGGAAGAGCTTCTTGCTGACCAAGGCCAAGTAGAAGCCAATGTGCAGACAATGCAACAATTGATGCAACAAGGGATTCAGCAGTGAAGGAAAAAATAAATGTTTCGATTGACGGCAGAGGATATTCTAAGGAGGTTGATAAAGACCTTAATAGCAAAGCCTACGCTTTGTTTGGCTCGGGGGTTGGAAGAGACTTCTTATCGTACTTGGAATCTATCACGACGAATAACATCTACCCTGCTGGAGTGGGAATCGAAACTCTAGCCCACGCAGAAGGCGCAAGGTGGATTGTTGCTGTGATTAAGAAGCGTTGTGAAGTTGGAAGGAAACAAGGTGGCTAAACCTACTAACCCTAAACTGTATGCACGAGCAAAGTCTATTGTTAAGGCAAGGGTCAAAAAGTGGCCTTCTGCCTATGCCTCCGGTCAGCTTGTTCAGCAGTATAAGAGAATGGGAGGTAAGTACAGTTGATTGGCGTTCCTGTCATTGATGCTATTCAGGTTGTCATACTGATTATTATTTTGATAAAGATATTCAGATGAGTCTTAGCAAATGGTTCAATGAAAAGTGGGTAGACATATCCACAACGAAAGATGGCAAGCACCCTCCTTGTGGTCGCAAAATGGGCGATGGCAGAAGGGGCTACCCTAAATGTGTGCCGTCATCTAAAGCGGCAAGCATGAGCAAGAGCGAAAAGAAATCGGCTGTACGCCGGAAACGTGCGACAAATCCATCAAAAGGCAAAAAGCCTACATATGCGAGGACATAATGGCTAAATCACCAGCTTGGCAAAGAAAAGAAGGAAAAAACCCTGAAGGCGGCTTGAATGAAGCTGGTCGTAGATCTTTGCGTAGGCAGGGAAAAAACATCAAGCGTCCTGTTTCCGCAAAGGAAGCAAAGAAGTCACCAAAGGCGGCGGCAAGGCGCAGATCATTTTGTAAGCGGATGATGGGTATGAAAAAGAAGCTTACAAGCAAAAAGACGGCTAATGACCCTAATAGCCGTATCAACAAAGCACTAAGGAAGTGGGATTGTTAATGAGTGAAGAAGCAGTTCAAGAAGCTGAAACCCAAGAGGTTCAGGCTCAAATGTCAGAGCAGGAGCAACCTCAAGACCAAGTAGCAGATAGACCAGATTGGCTTCCAGAGAAATTTGAAAGACCAGAAGAACTGGCGAATAGCTACCGTGAGCTTGAGCGAGCTTTTTACACAAGGAAAGAAGATCTCAGAACGCAGATTGTTGAAGAGTTAAACAAAGAGGCTGTGAGCGATGCTCCAATTAGCCCTGCTGATTATGAGATCAATATAGAAGCACCTGAAGGCATGCAGTTTAATGTGGACGAAAATGATCCTCTTTTAGACTGGTTTCGGGACAAGGCGCATAATTACGGCATGTCACAAGACGAGTTTAACGGCCTAATGAATGAATGGGCTGTTATGGAAGCTAACCGTGGGCCTGATTGGAATGTAGAATCAGAAATTCTTGGTGAGCATGCAGATCAGAGACTTGATCGTGTAGATTCATGGGCTCATAAGAACCTTTCGGAAAATGCTTATCAGGTATTTGCCAATGTTCCGGCGTCTTCTGGAATGGTTCAATTATTTGAAGAGCTTATGGAGCTTAACGGTCAGCCGAAGTTTAACATGGTGAGCGAATCAGAATTTCAGGAGAGGATTTCTCTTGAAGATTTGCGAAGCATGCAAAACGATCCTAAGTATTGGCGTGAGAAAGACCCTGCCTTTATTGCAAAGGTTCGGGCTGGGTTTGCCCAATACTCAAGGACTAAGTAGCAATGTGAATTAACTTCTCAATGCTATTATGAGAATGTGTTTTTGCAAGAAGGCCCATAAAGCAAGGGACAACCGAAAGGCCCCAAGCCGATGGACAACCGAGATGCAAACAATAGTAACCACTTTTTAGGAGGTCGTAGCGATGGCTACTCCAACAATCGATACCTCCTTTATCGAGGAGTTTGAATCCGGCGTCCACATGGCGTATCAGCGTCAGGGTTCTAAGCTTCGGAACACAATTCGGACCGTCAATGGCGTGAAGAATAAGACTACGTTCCAGAAAATCGGTAAAGGATTTGCTACTACCAAGGCTCGTCATGGCAACATTGCCCCGATGAATCTTGAGCATACAAATGTCGCCGTCACCCTTGAAGACTACTTCGCTGGTGAATGGATTGACGATCTGGATCAACTGCGTATCAACCACGATGAGATGCTTGTTGCTCAGCAGTCAGGTGCATATGCACTTGGTCGCAAGACTGACGAGCTTATCCTCGATGCAATGGACGCAACAACTTCAACAGCTAATGAAACCACCAACGGCGCAACATTGGCTTGGGCTTTCGGCCTGATGGAATCTTTCGGTAACAACGATATTCCTGATGACGGACGCCGTTATGTTGTTGTCGGTTGGGAAAACTGGTCACAACTGATGGATCTGGACGAGTTCTCTCGTGCAGAATATGTCGGTGAGTCAGACCTTCCCTTCATGAACGCAATGACTGCTAAGCGTTGGCTTGGCTTCATGTGGTTCCCATTCTCAGGTCTTGACGATGACGGAACAAACCGCAAGTGCTTTGCATGGCATGCAGATTCTGTAGGTCACGCAATCGGTGCTGACGTTTCTTCCAACATGCAGTACCACAACGATAAAGATGCCTACTTTGTTCTCAACAAGATGCAGATGAATGCTGCTCTTATTGATGTAAATGGCGTCTTTGAATGTAGCTTGAAGAAGTAAGGAGAGTTCAGAATGGCACTCGTAAAAGCAGACCTTACTTTGGTCAACTATTCAGGCAATGGCTTCCATATTTGGCATTACAAGTCCACTGCTGACGCTCTGAACACAATTGATACAGCCGCTTACTTTAACGATGTATCAAGTGAAATGAATGTCGGTGATGTGATCTTTATCAATGCCTCAAATGGCTTTGGCATTGCCACTGTTGTTTCAAACTCTGGCGGTGTAGTCGACACTGGCGACATCGTTAGCATGACAACAGATAGCCGTTAATGGCTAAAAAACCTACAATGAAGGCGGCGGCGAAAGCCGCCCCTTCTCCTCAGAAAGAGATTCGTGGTGGCTATGTTCGTAAGCTTGGCCCCAATGCAAAATTAGGAAAAGGGGCAAGATAATGAAAACTTGTGCAACATGCCCAACCCCCGGCAAATGCCGAGCCGCTGGCAAGTGTCTTAATGCCAAAAAATCCACTAAGACAATGGGAAAAGGCTACGGTAAGTAAATGCCAACGACCCCATCAACCGACATCGAAGTAGCACAGAAAGCAATGGTTCTAATTGGTTTAGAGCCATTGACTTCTTTTACGGACAATACTGATGAAGCGTTGGTTGCCAATACCATTTATGAAGATGTTGTGCGTGACTGTTTGTCACAAACTAACTGGAATTTTGCTACAGG